CATCGTTTCATCGTTCTAATATGACAACGCCAAAAATCGACGCTGCAAAGCATTTCGGCCTGCACAAAAGCCTTATCCGCTTATCCGCTTTGCGCCTTGCCTTGTGGGAAATGCAAAAGCGGGAAGAGGCGCGGGACTGGCGCAAACTGGATCGCATTCTCGACAAGTGGCGGTTGCGGGACGCCTTCGCATTCTACTCCGCGCGGCCCGAAATGTTCTAACCTAACCCGGTGCGGGTTCCATCCCGCGCCTTCTTATTGTTCAACAACTATGAAACACATAATCACAAACACAAAAGACCGCCCCATGCAAAAGCTGCTTTGGGGACTAAAAGCGGGCGAGGCCATCATGCCTCCCGGCGACTACATCCAAACAGGGCGCGGCGTTTATGCGGTAAAGCTCGCAAGCGGTGCGCCTTCCGACAAACACGCTTATTCAAAACGATAAACCACAACCACAACCACAACACACAAGGAGACTAAAGCAAAAATGAACACAACAACAATCCAAGAAGTGCTTTTCGACCTGCATGATGCAGAGAAAAGCGGACTACTCCAATTCAATCCAGATGCCGAAAGGCCGCAAGAATTCGCCAACGCCCGCGAATGGGTGCGCGAACAGATAGAAAAGCTGGAATCCGTGGAATGCGACTTGTCCCATTCTGAAAATCAGAACGCGATCATGCACACTCCCCGCCCGTGGCAATACGGCATCAGTCCAAGCGGTAGACAGGTGATATTCGCGGAGTTTACTGAGGGGACTACCGACATTGCCGCGCTGATCGGCATGGAAGAATGCGGAGAGGAGGATTGGACTCCCGTGCATTGGGCTGAAGCGGAAGCGAATAAAAACCTGCTCTGCTCCGCGCCAGACCTGCTTGAAGCATTGGAGACTCTCGCCTCGCGCATGAGCGAAAACGCTGACGGGCGGGAACTATACGGCGACTGGATCGCCATTGCGGAGGAAGCAATCAACGAAGCGAAAGGAGGCTCGAAATGAAAAGAGTAATTGAACACAATGTGGTTGCTAACGACAATGGAGAAAAGTTTCCCGCTGTTGTCATAAACGGAGATCAGTGGGGAGATGACTTTGAAAACCTTTGCGAGATGACACCAGAGGTTCCAAAGACATTTCACTACACGGACGGAGTTTGCCCAAAGACAGGGCGGGCCGTGACATATCATCAGACATTCATTCTTTCAGATAAAACGGACGAAGAATTGATTGCCATGTTGGAGGGCGCGAAATGAGGCCACACAAAACGCCCGAATGGATTCTTCAAACTAAATCCATCCGCCAAACACGGGAACGAAACGCCACAATCATCGTCGCGCTTTGCATCCTCACAATCTCATTCGCAATCGTCGCAATCGTCGCCAAATGATACATCTACACACACAAAACAAAAAGCTGACATTCGACACGCGAGCAGAAGCGGAGGCGTTCGCGGATTCGGAAGGGCTGGACGAAAACCTTTGCGTCCTTCACGCAGATGGGCGCGTCCTGTCCTTCCGCAGAAAAGGTGACTCAAAGTTCACAGTAATCACCAAAAAACCAGATGCCCAACTGTAAAGCGGGCAAAACAAAAAATGGAATACACAATCACAATGACAATCAACATTCACACAAAAGCGGATTCGCTTGAACAAGCGCAAGATATAGCGCAAGAAATGGATATAAAGTTCCTGCACCCAGAAACAGACGAGCCAATGTCGAACGACATAATTGACTGGGAAATAAAAGAGGCAAAAGAATGAAACCTCCCAGCGCCACCATTCATCAACTGCGGGCGATTCTACGCCTCAAAAAGCGAATCGGCCTGCCTGCGGGCTACCTGTGGGAACTAAACAAAGCAGAAGCGGAGCGGGTTCTCCTGCTTCTGCGAATCCAAGCGAGACGCCTCGCCAGATAGTTCAAGACTCCTCCAGCAACAAAGGCTCTCCGTTCTTCGGGATGGAGAGCCTTTCGCTTACCAGTTGGATTGCGATATTCGTTTTGTTCTCCTCGTCGTTCAGTTCCCCGGCGGCTCGCATATCCAACTCAATGGCCTTAAGTTTGTCGGAGACTCGCGGCCCTTGCAGGGTTCTCCTTCCCTCCCCGTCCACCGAAAGCGCGACATAAGGTTTCGTTTCGTCAATCTCGTTGGGCTTGGCGCGGACTAACTCAGCGAGCATGGATCGCTTCTCAAGAATCGACATGACATTGTTAGCCCAAGCGGACTCGCGGAGTGTCTGCATATACTGCTGGACTCGGGGGCGTTCGCTGATTTTCTTTCCACGGAGATAGGAATAGCGAGGGCAGCCAGAAGGTTTATAACCGGACTCGTTGTAGGCTTTCGCATAAGACATTCCAGCAACTAAATTGCGGGCAAAGGCCGTCTCGTAAGGCGTAAGCTCGTTCTCAAATCCTTTTTTTCGGCGTGGCATATTATTCGCAGGTGAAAATCTGGTTATTCAATTTCAGTTTCGGCATCTGTATATCCGAAACAATAAACGATTTGTCAACAAAAGCGACTCGGTTTGTCGGCTGGATTGTCAGCCTGCTGTTGTCGAGACGGATGAAGAAGAACTCTTTATCCTGCTCTGGTGTCATGCTGTATCCGTCGAGAATGTGGGCTGCGCTGAATAGATACTCCCCGCCGTATAACTTTCCGTCGATCCATACGGAGACTCGGAGGCCAGAGAGATGATTGTTTTCCAATAATGTGAACTCAAACGCGTAGCAGTTCCAAAGTTGCGCTTGAGAAATTGTCCAACGCGTGTCGTTCTCGGGGGAGAAGGAGACTAAATGCGGCGGGATGTTGCGGTATAGTGCCCCGCCTTCGCGCAGAATGACGTTAATTCCCCACGTTCTTGCTGGAATGGCAGTCACCCCTACCCAACAGGCTTCGACCAATCCTCGTGGCTCCTCGTGCGTAAACGAGCTATCAATCCAGATGTATTGATGCCTTGGTAGATGCCCGATCTTCGTGAACATTACTTGGAATCGTATTCTTGTCCGTCGTTAAAGTGGTCTATTCCAAAGTGCAGCGTGAGCCAGACGAACGGCTTTCCAGTATCCTCGTCCACGCCCTCTCGGAATCGTGCCGTGAACCCACCGCCAGCAGAACCTTCGTGCTTCACCGCATTCTTGAGGTGACTACGGGCGTTCTTCTTAATCTCCCATAGTTCTGGGACTGCCTTCGGGTTTTCGGCTGTTGCCCATGTCCACTTGAGCGCGGTCATTATCTGATGGACTTTCTCAAACTCGAAATCGTCCATGATATTGTCGATCTGTTCTTGGATCGCCTCTTGCCTCGTCACAGATTCCTCCTCGCCTTGATCTTGCGGTATTCTAGAATCAAATCTTTGCCTGTCTGCGGCGAATGCTCCTGCAAAAATGCGGCGAATCGCTCGTTCATTTTCACAAGTTCAAAGACAGTTCCGCGAAGGTTGTATTCCCTCTCTTCGCTCTTGCCCAAGAGATTGCACTGCTCGTTTAGTTCTGTCTGGAGGGAACGAATCTCGTCCTCCTCTTCCATGACTATCACTTCTTCTTCGCGGTCTTGGCAGACTGGCGGAATGCCTTGGCTGTTGGCGATCCCTTGCTGCCGGGTTTCCTCATGCGCTCGCCGCTGCCTGCTTCGATACGTTGCCGCTTGGCGTGGATGTTTGCGTATAGTCCTTTGGATTTCATATACTTATTTCTTTTTGACTCCAGCCGACCTGAGCGCCACCGCTACTGCTTGGCGACGGCTCTTGACGATTGGTGCCTTCTTCGGCCCCTTCGGGTTGACTCCACCGTGCAGTTTGCCTGCCTTGTATTCCCGCATGACGGTGGCGATTTTGTTTTGCTGTCCTTTTTTCGTTGTGGGTTTTTTCATATTAAGCGAAGTATTTGTTGCACATTCCTGCGATGTTGTTGATGTTTTCAAGGTGGAGTTTAGCCACCTTCTTTGGTTGTTTACGCTCCATACGAAGCGCAAAGTTTATGTCTTCAAGATATTTGATGCGTCGTTTAAGCGACTCAACTGTATCTGTCATCTGCTGCATGGTTTTTATTGCACTCATTTTGTGTTCTCCTTGTCTTCTTGTTCTACGAATTCTATCTCTGAATACCCATCGGCTATCCGCCATCCTGCGAATATAAGCGCAAGGCATACAATCGTAAGCCAGATGGGAAGCCACTGAATAGCGGCGAAGATGATTACTCCTACACCTCCGAATATGGAGACTAAGGCGAAGATCGCCAGCCCCACATCACCCCATGTTATTTCTTCGGGCCGCATATAATCTGTTCCATCCCTTCTGTTAATGTTGCGAAGTATGTCGGCTCGTGCTTGGTGTCCATCAACTTCTCCAGCGCACGGACGAGGACTGCGCCGAGCTTCAGAAGCTCGCGCGTCTCTTCGATGCTCTTGACTGTTGACTCGCCAAAGTTTGTGCCGATTTCATTCTCATTCTTGTCCACGATGATCGCCCCGTTCTTTGCGAGAATGTCTTCGCACTCTTGGGCGAGGTCGAGCAGGTGGTTCCATCGTTCGTTAAAGTATTTCATTGTAATTCAATTTTGCAGGAGACTACAGGCGTTGGCTTGAGTTGCTTGATCTCTTTAACGATGGCAAGCCGCCCAGACCAATCGGGATTTTCTCCGAGGTTGATTGAATCGCTGGCAAAGAATGTTTCCAAACAATCGTCCACGATCCACTTCTCTGCCGCTGCGACAGAATCAAATGGCCCCATTGCCTCTCGGCGTTCTTCCGAACAACATGCGTAGTCCAAGTCTATTACCCAGTATTTGTTTTTCATTTGATTATTTTCTCCAGAATTTCATTGGTTTGTTCGTCAAAGGTTTCTTCCTTCGCCATATCCGTGAGGAACTCGCGGAGTATGCCTTGGGTTTTGTCGGTCAACTGGTGGAAACTTTTCACCAGTGCGACAGCGAAGTGAAACGAGGCTTGTCCTGCGTTGCACATCGCACACTTAGTAGCGATAATCAGAAGCTCTTCTGCGCCTCCGAATTCTTTAATCCAAGCGGTTGATGTTTTATCCAGCTTTTGCAGAGGCTCTTTGCCTTTCAGCATGCGGACGTGTGACCGAGCTTCGGCGCATGTCCAGCTTTCTCTACGCGCCTGATCTATAAGCGACTTGATCTGCTCGTTGTTTGTAGCTTCGTCCTCGCTGAACTTGGCGGTGGCGATCTCGACTGCCACTGTCGGGCTGATCTCGTGGCGCTGGTGCAGGGGGATTCGCTGGGCTGTCCGGTGCCAGTTGGACACAGCAGAGTAGGACATCTTGAGGCTGGCTGCGATCTGATAAACAACGTTCTCGTGTCCGAGGCGGATGAGATTGCTGATGCCATCACCAGCAAGCCACATTCCCTTTGAAGACATGTCCACGCCCATACCAATAGCTGCGGCGTAGTCTTCAGGTGTAGGGATTGTGCCTTGCTTTGGACGGAACTGCGTCATGAACTCACCGAAGTCGAAGCGTTCGGAGAGGCGCGAGTAACTGTTATCGAGTCGAGAGGTAAGCGCGGACTCAAGGATGGACTGCTCCGTGCCTTCTTCTTGTTTAACAAGCTCAACTGGTAGTTCTTCCAACTCTCCATCCGAATACTTGATAAGGGCGCATGCTTCTTCCAGTAGTGCCCAGTGATTCTTCGGGGAATCCTCGTCAATCTCATCTTCCCGCTCACAGCAAGCGATGAGTTTGAGTGCCGTCTTGATGTCTGCCTTGTGCTTGATGGCAAGCATCTCGGCTAGTTGCTGGCGAGTTACCTCGCCTGTCGGGAGCTTAAAGGTGGCCCGTAACCGTGGTGTTTGTGTGTTCATCATTTTCTGTTGAGCAATATCTATGCCACATTTAAATCACGCTCGTAGCCTTCCTTCTCTGCGCGGCTCTCAAGTGTGCAAATGATCTCGGATGAGAAGCTTCTGCGATTCTCGGCGCAGGCTCGTTGGTAATGTTTGTATAGGGCGACTGGCATTTGGAAACCTACGTAGTGTGTGGGTTCTTGTAGCTTTTTAGCCACAGACATGTTTCTTTTTTTCACTGGCATGATTCGCACTCCTCGTCCAAGTTGCATTGAGGTTTGATGACTTCGTGTGGAATGTCCTCGTCCTCCGCGAATTGTGGTGCTGCTTCTGGAACATTTGTCCCAGACTTTATTTCTTTCAGCACGGTGTCGTTGATCTCCATAATCTTGTATGAGTATGTCCCCGATGGGATGGTGTGAACCCAGAACTGTGCCTCGCCGTGAGTGGCGAACCACTTTCCGTATGTCCAGCCCGTCGAACTGACAGGCTTTGCGAGTAACAAATATCCCATAGGATATGCGGGACGGGATTAGGGGAGTCTCCCGCCCCGCTTGCCCTCAGAAATCGTTATCCGAATCGACTCGCTGTCCGTTCACGACAACCTTCGCCTCACTGATCTTGAGCGAGAGGAATGTTGCGCCTTTTTGGCTGGTCTTTTTCCAGCCTGCGAGTGCGTAGTCCTTGCCGTCAACGTTGATGTTGCCGTCGTAGTCCGGTTGTTTCTCGTTCTTCTTGTTCTTCTTAACGAAGAGAACGCCGCGATTTGTATTATCGAATGACATTGTATTTGTTAGGGTTGTGCAACCGCACGATAGGCGATCACGTCTTGTTTGATTTTGGCGATCCCATCCGCGAGGAACGCCGCCGAGGTTGTGTCTGACATGCGGAAGAAGTCGTTTGCTTTGGCAGGGACACGCTCATCCTTCTGCCACTTACTCGTTGCGAGGAACTCGTCGGGAGTAATATCCTCCTGAATGAGTTGCTCGAAAAGTGCCTTGTGGTTCTCGCCGTTGAATCGCTTGCCTGTAGTCGCTTTAGCTGGGGCTTCCGCTGTCTCTACCTTCGGGGCGGGTTTGGACGATTCTACGGGCTTTGTAGGCGCGGCATTGGGCTTTCCTTGGGGGCGTCCCATTGCCGCTTCTCCGTCATCGTCATCAGGGCAGGCCATAACCATCGCTTGCAAAGCGTAGCGGCGGGCGTAGCTGATGAGTGAACCGATGCCTTGCGGGTCTTCCTTCGCTGGCTTCATGTAGGTGGTCGAGCGAATCCATTGCCCGCTGCCATGCATCAACTGCGTTTGCACGTAGTAGCCCCGCTCGTCGGAGCCGGGCATCTGAACTACAGATAGTCCGTGCTTTGTAAGGGCTGGCTTCACAGTCTCCCACACGTTGGCGAGAGTGCAGTATGAGGACTTATAATAGGGGTTCGCGGCATCCCTATGGACGCCGCCCATTTCGGTCTGTGCTTTGGCAAGCGCAGCCGCGAGTTCTGCAATGTTATCTGATTGTGTGTTCATCACGATTACTGTTCTACAACTATCTGCTGGGTGGCGCAAGAAATATTTTCATTTTTTTTGGACATGACATTCGCATACTTGAGCGCCCACTCATCCCGTTGCTTGAGCGCGTTGGTTAAACGAATCTTCAAAGACTTGATTTCTTTCTTTAATGGTATCGTTTTGTCTTCAAGGAGCGTCCTTGCGGTGGCATCTTGCAATGCTAGCTCAATTCTCTTTTTTTCGACTTGGATTTGTGTCCTTAAGTCTTTGTCTGCGTATTCTTTTTCCATAATTATTTAGGCGGCGTGTATTTGTTCGCGTGTTGCCAGAGTGCCACGACGTGTGTGAACGCCTCGTATTCGCTGGTCAGTGTGGCCTCGTCATACCACGCCTCGCCGATCCTGCCGGGTTCGGTGGTGCTGATGTAGACGTTGACTCCCCGTGGTGCGCCGACAATTTTTGCGTAGGCTGCGATCTGCATTGGTTCTTTGCTCCACGGCTTGATGTCGAAATCTGGCTTGGTCTTCCGGCTCTTGAAGTCCAGCACGTAGAGAACCCCGTCCTTCTCGATTAAGGCGTCCGTCGTTCCAGCATACCCGATATCTTTGTTCACAAGGCGAAGCTCGTGCTGGAGGAACTTGATGCGGTTATGCTCGGCCCACTTCTTGACTGGCGCGATGTATTCCTCCATCGCTTGGTCGTAGAAGTCGCCTTGGAAGTGTTGCTCCATAGCCTTGTGGATGTTCGTCCCCAGATCGGCTGCGTCCTGCACCTGTCTGAATGCGTCTTCGATGATGCGGGAGCAGTAGTCCTCGTCGCTTTCTTCGGAGTTGCGGGGCAAGGTGAGGCTTGCAAGTAAGACCTGCTGTTGCTTCCAGCGATCAAGTTCAGGTGATGCCATGACCTTCATCACGGTAGTTACACTAGGAAAAAGACCTTGCGATTTCGCATCGCGCAGTGTGGTCGGGCGCATGCCGCCCTTGCTTTTGTTCGGCACTTCAAAGACTGCCGTTCCGTCCGCTGCGTAATAGTGTCCTGATTCTTTCATTTCTTTAATTCGCTGATGGGATTTAGTTGGTCGTGCGGAACGAAATAACAGACCGGAGGTGATGTGCATTTCCACTCGTCACGTTTTGCATCCTCCGCGTTGATCCATCCGTGGATAAAGTAGTCTGGCGATTTGCCGCTCACCGAAATCACAATACCCGAATCATCAGGACGAACCTTGAGGTTGGGACGCTGCGACCAGCGCACCTCGTAGCTTGTTCCGGTAATGTCTGGAGTGTGAAATGTATTCACTCCAAATCCCCAATAAAGCCCTAGAAACTTGGCTACCGCACATTCAGCATGCGCTGCCTCAATGTGAAATCCCCACAATTCTCCCGGTGTTTTCTCGGGGAAACGAGGGGCGCGTTTGCGAAACTGCGCTTCAGCATTGCGGCGGGAGCCTATGTATGTTGAGACGAGGACTTCGTTTTGGTTGAGTGATACATTCATTTCGCCTCCTCGTTGCACAGCGGGCACAGGTCGAAGTTCGGCTGGCTCGCCTTGTTCCAATACCACCCCACCGCCAAGAAGAATCCCAGCGACAGGACGAGGGCTGCGATAGATGTGAACTTATTCTTCATCGCCGTCCTCCTTGTATTTCAACACCGCATCCTCGATGAACCTGTATGTTGTCGCAGGCTGGAGCGAGAGTGTGGTTTCTTGTTTAACAATAAAGAAGCGTCCGTCTGCCATGCCCTCTACTTCGGCACAGTCTTTGATCGCGTCTTTGAGTTGCCCGAGACTCTTGCAGGGGCCGATGACAAGTGTCTCGTCCCACAGCTGCTCGTTTTCTTCGACTGCTGACTGGAGCCAGCCGTCTGCGTCTACTGCGAACCACCGCTCGGTAGGTTTCGGTTTGGTTTTTTTCATCGGGGTCTATTCTATGCTGCCGTGCTGTGCTGTCAAAAATTTTTTATCTGCGTGAGGAAACACGGAGTTCTGTCACCGACCCACGCGCCGATTTGGTTATACTCAAAGAACTCTTCCGCTTCCTCATACGTCATCCCGTCAGCGACCATCTTACGGATTACCTTTTCCCTGTCGTAGCACACGATAGGAGGTCTGCCGAATTGTTCCACGACTCCGACAACACAATCATCGAAGCCGTCCATCAGGAGAATGTCATCTCCGAACTGTTCTGCTAGTTCTTCTCTGCTGGTTTTCATAATCAGAATAAATCCTCTTCCTTCGTTCCGTTGAGGAAGTCCCACACCCACTCTTCCGGCACGGCCCGAGTCGGCCTGCGCTCTTCCCAAGGTCGTTTGCTGTGAACCCAAGTCCAGAACTCGTCCTCACGTCCGGCGATACCGCCTGCGAGTTTGTTCGTCTCGCTTGAGGCGGGAGACTTGGCAGACTGCCTGCGCTTCTTGTCCAGCTTCGCCTTGTCGATCTCGCCAGCCCAGTTATTCATCGCTGTCAGCGGGGCAGTCCGGCAGTAGTATCCCTCCTCGCCAGCATGCGAGTAGTATTCGATCAGCGTCTCCCATTCCTCCTCCGTTGTGCCGAGTGTGTTCTCCAAAGCCTTTCGCTCTTTGTCGCTCCATACCGTGTTGTCCCTGCGGCGGAACATCTGGTTGACCTTCGTCTTGTTCGCCTCCAGTTCTGGGAGGGGGGCTGCGCAATCGGGGGAGGGTCGTATCGCTGCGGCAGCAGGTGGGGTTTCTTTACTCGCTACGGATAACGATGCCTCTTTCGCTGGTTCAGAATCATTCGCATTAGCGATCTCTTTGTTTAAGGGGGTAAGGGGGTTATCTCCTTTAGTAACTACTCTAGTATCTATGTTGCACTCCTGCGTGAAGTCTGGGTTCACGCATGCGTGAAGGCTGGGTTCACTCATGCATTTGCCTTTGCGGATAATTTTTTGCGGTTTTATTGAAGGAATAACAGCGATCATCTGGCGAGATCGCCCGTCGTTGGAGATGTATTTAATCATCTCGTATTTCTTCAACCGCGAGATCATGTTTGATATGCTTGACTCTGTGCTTTTGAAGACATCAGCGAGATACGCATTGCTGGCGAAGCATGGCTTTTCCTCTGTTCCAAGGAAGCTTATCTCGGCCCATAGGCACTTTTCCATCCAAGTTAATGCATCTAGTTTCCACACTTCATACGGAATCCATACGCCCTTAAATACCTTTTGGTTAACCTCACTCATGGCTCAGTCCCCCAAGAACATCGTCTATTATTTCTTCGCGGACTAATTCATCGT